CATTGTCCCTTATGAAACAGCATCCCGATGTCGTAGATGTGACCTGGAGATGGGGGCGTTATCAGCACAAGGTAGATTATTCACGTTTTACTGGTAATAAGCCTATTCTTAAATCAGGAATAAGTATGCCTGCAATTAAGTTGTATCACGACGACGGATCGTACGAGGTTATTTGCGCCAAGGATGACTGACGCTGTAATACAGCCAGTGATCACTATGGACGAGAAGCCAAGAAAGTTCGGGAAGCCGTTTACGAAGGGCGACCCGCGAATCAATCGCAAAGGCCGCCCGCGCACCTTTGATCAGTTGCGCAAGCTCGCTATCTCTATTCTGAGCGAGCCAGCAAAGGGTGCGGACGGTCAGCCCATTGTCATTGACGGGCACGTTGCCACAAACGCCGAACTTATCCTTCGCTCTGCGATGAAACATCCGCACTTTGCGCGCTGGCTCATTGAAGTAGCCTTCGGCAAGCCGCCGGAGCGCATCGAAGTTACGGGGCGCGACGGCGCGCCGTTTAAGGTGCAAGCATTTGATTACTATGCTGCCGTTGCCAAGATTACGACAGGACCAGAGCAGAATAGCGAACCACAGAGCTAGCACAAAGGTGGTGTGTACAGGTCGTCGCTGGGGCAAGACAACCATGTGCGGCTCGATTGCACTAGTGTGTGCCAACGAAGGAGCGTCGGTTGCATGGGTTGCACCCACATACCGCAATTCGCGCCCGCTCTGGCGGTTTGCAGAGCGCATGACTGCGCCGGTTGCCAACCGGCTACTTGTCCGGCGCGCTGAGCGCACCATCGAGTTCCCATCCGGCGGTTTGCTGAGCATCTATTCTGCCGACTCGCCAGATTCCATCCGCGGAGAAGCCTTCGATGTGGTCATCGTGGATGAGGCCGCAATGGTTGACGAGCGCGTCTGGTACGATGTGCTTATGCCGACGCTTGCTGACCGGCGAGGGCGCGCGATGCTCATCAGCACGCCGCGAGGCCGTAACTGGTTTTGGCGCGAGTACGAGCGCTGCCGGCAGGAAGGTGCGGCATGGCGTGCGCCGAGTGCCGACAACCCGCTACCGAGCATCCGCGAAGCCTCTGAGCAAGCGCGCCAACTCGTGAGCGAGCGCACTTACCGGCAGGAGTGGCTCGCTGAGTTTGTGGACGAAGCCGGAGGCGTGTTTAGGGGCATTCGCGCGTGCGTTCGTGCTGTTGAGCCGCGCGGTCCTTTCGCGCTGGGCGTGGACATCGGGCGCGATGAGGACTACACCGCGGTTGCCGTGTTCGACATCAGCCAATCAGCCATCCTCAGAGTCGCGCGTTGGCGACATGAGGATTACACGCGCACCGTTCAGCGCATCGCGCAGATCGCGCGCGAATACCAAGCCATAGAGGTCACTGTAGAGCAGAACGCTGCCGGCGCGCCGGTCGTTGATTACCTGGCGTCGCAGAACATTCCTGTGCTTGGCGCGACGACCACGGCCAGCACAAAGCGTGCAATCATTGAGCGTCTGGCGTGGGCGATTGAGCGCGGCGAAATTGCGCTGCCAGATGACGATTACGTTCTCACAGAGCTTGAGCAGTTCTCGCAGCGACGACGAAAGGACGGCACGTACGAGTACTCCGCGCCTGCTGGGATGCACGATGACTGCGTGATGTCCATCGCGTGGGTTTACTCGCGCGCCGCCAGCAGGAGTGGCGCGATTGCGGATGCGATATGGTGACCATCAAGACGGCGTACGGGACGACCAAGGCAATTGATGCCGTGGGTTACGTGATGCGCACACAGGCGCAGTCGCTCCACGCTTACGTCCTTCGCTGCATCACCCTGCGCGCGAATGCCGTCGCGTCTCTCTCTTTCCTGCGTGGCGAAGAGCAAGCGCCGTTCCCTGCGCGCTTGTACTATCTCTGCGAAGCATCACTTTGTGTGGCTGGCGCGTTCTGGATTGAACGTTCAACCATGCGCGTGCTCAACCCGACCGCGATGCGAGTGGAAGGAGACGCTGCGAGAGGAATCACCGCTCACGTCTGGCAGAGCGGCCAGTTCACGCGCCGCTACCAGCCTGATCAGTTGATCTACGCGCACACCTGGTCGCCGACAAGCGACATCGGGCCTGGCCTTGCACCGCTGAAGATAGCTGAGACCAGCGCAGCCACCGCACTGGCTGCCGAGCAATTCACGCGCGCCTTCTTCGAGCAGGGTGCACTGCCACCACTCATCATCACGCCGGAAGAAGGCGCGCTGACGGATGTAGACGCCGAAGCCTTGCGCACGACGTGGCAGCGTCTCACATCTGGCGTGCGCAATGCATGGCGCGCGCTGGTGCTCCGACGCAACATGCAGATCAAGCCGCTGGACATCCCGGCGCTCGATAAGCTCGCCATGTCGCAGGTTGACGAGATGGCGCTCAGGCGCATCAGCGCAGCGTTTGGCGTGCCGGTCACGATGCTGACGGACGCGGCCAACTACGCCACTGCTGCCGAGCACCGCGTCTCGTTCTGGCGCGACACTGTCCTGTCGGATGCCGAACTCATCGCAGAAGCCCTGGGCTTGACAGTCAACTACGACGACATCGAGGCGCTGGCTGAGGACGTGGGAGCGCAACGCAAGAGCGTGATTGACCTGTACCAAGCAGGCCTGGTGACGCGCGAAGAAGCGCGCCAGATGCTGGGGTTCGAGACAGAGCAGCCGGTTGACGCTGCGACGCAATCTGCGCTGCGCGAACTTGACCAGTGGAGACGCAAGAGCGAGGCGCGCAAGACGTTACTTGCCGACTTCTCCCCGCGCGATCTGCCGGATTCGTGGGTTCGCGCGGTTAAGTCACTTGCCGACCTTGGCCGTTCGCCGTTTGCCTTCGCGCGCTTTGTCGAAGCGAAGGCGCGTCGCGTTGACCCACCGCTCGACCGAGAGCGCGAACAACTGGCCGCCCAAATGCTTCAGGTACTCGAAGATTCAATCTCGCTTGACGACTTGAGCTACGACGAGCAGGGCTTCGAGAAGCAAGCTCGCGCCTACGCTGAGTCCTTGTTGCTCGCTGTTGCCATTGACCAAGCTACTGCTGCGATGTTGTCTTCTGCGGCCTTTGCTGATGTGGAGCGTGCGTACGACTTTGCCTCGCGCTGGGCAAAGGACTACAGCTACGAGCTCGTGCATGGAATCAACGAGACCACGAGGAAGCGATTGCAGGAGCTATTCACGCGCTCTCGCGCTGAAGGGTGGACGCGCAATATGCTTGTTGACCGAATTGCGCGCATGTTCGGCCCGCAACGCGCGGAGATGATCGCCACAACTGAGGTCACGCGCGCTTACTCGCAAGGAACTGACATCGCGCGGCAGATACTTGACGAGTCCGGCCTATCGCTCGTCCACGTGTGGCGCACTGCTGCTGACGAGCGCGTATGCCCGATCTGCGCACCGCGTGATGGGCGCGAGCAAGGCGATGGCTGGGACGAGCTGCCGCCTGCTCATGTCAGATGCCGATGCTGGACGACGCTTGAGCAACCGAGGAGACGCCGCAGATGAGTAACACCATTGTTCGCTTAAAGCTGCCGCGCGTGTTTCGCGGCCAACTTGACCTTACGCCAGCGTTGCTGTTCCTGGGCTACCAGCTGCGCGACGCTGTGAATGTATATCCGCCGCGCAAGCCAGGGATGCGCATTCGATGGAAGAGCGAGCGCCAGCGCAGATACGTGCTGGCCAACGTCAGGCTGCCCTACCGCAGAACCGGTTGGCTTGCAAAGCAATGGTTCGTCACGCCGACCAGCAACGCACAGGTGGTCGTTCGTAACAAGGCGCGCTACGCCGCGTTTGTGTTCGGGCGAGCACAACAGCCGTTCCATCGAGATCGCGGCTGGAAACGCGCCGACGAAGAAGCAAGTAAACTGGTTTACAATCGCGCCGTGATGCGTGAGTTCTCGCGCATCATCGAGCGGGAGCTGAAGAAATGAGATTCACGCTTGATACTGACCTTCCTATCATCGAGCGCAGCGAGTGGGACGGAGATGCCGCGCGTGAACGCATCCTGGCATGG